TATGGAATGACTGCTTTCCTGTAGTAATAGTAGATGAGCCTAATCCTGTAGCTTTTAAATAGTAGTCAAGTTCATAGTCTACACCTAAACGTCTAGATCTAGAACCATCTCTATTTAGTACAAAGTTATCTTCATCTATAGAAGCATTCTCAGGATATGTTAAAGGAGAGGCTTCAGTAATGATCCCCTTAACAAATGTCCTATAGAGCTTCTCAGTACCCTTAGCCATTACTCTTCCTTAGATTCAGCTTTAGTCTTTTTAGTTTCTTGTTTTTCTAAATACTTATTAATAGCTGTTTCAGCAAATTTCTCATTAGTAAAGATACCACCTAGTTCTTCTGGTAATTCTCCACCACTAGTAAATTTGATTTTCCATTGAGCGGACTGAGGACAGCGAAAGATTTCTATTTCTTTACCGTTAGGAGTTGTGTATTTAAGCATTATTATTTTTTCATTTTCTTTAAAGTTTGTGCAAGACGTGCACGTTGACCCATTTTACCAGGTTTCTTAGCAGCTTTGGCTAACATACCTGCTGGAATTGTTTTACCCTCTTTTATTCCTAGTGACTTTCTTAATGCTCCTGGCTTTTTTATTGCCTTTTGAATCCACTTTTCTGCCATTCTTTTTACCCTTCTTTCCATACTGCTCTGAGTTAATAAATGCTGGAGTATTACTAGTTAACATTGTCATTAGTAACGTCCTGTTGAATTTGGTTTACGTCCATAATTAGGGTAGGTAATACCATTTTGAATTTTCCAAGCTTCTTGACTCATCTTACGCTTTTGAGATGTAGCAATTTGCTCTGCCTTAGGATTAGGCATTTGTTTAAGAACTAAAAATGAAGTAGACTTAGCTTCATTAAGAAGATAACTAAACATTTGAACTGGTAGGTCAGGTGTAAAGGAATCACTAAGAGTAAAGGCTACTGATCGTTTACCAAAACATTGAGTTTTAGAATTCATAAGAGTAGACTCTACATCAGAGTCATAAGCATCGAATACAAGAGTATTATCATCAAATGAAGTAAAACATTGTGGAGGACGATCGTTATGTATATTTAATTTAACACCTGTAGCGTCAGTTACTACAAGAATATTAGAATCAGTACTAAGTCTTCTGTATACAATATCTAAGAATTCTTCTGGAGTTTTATATTCAATTGTAGTATATCTATTACGAGTTTCACCATTTTTCTTACAATCGTATTTAATCCACTCAAGATCAATAATTGTTTCAGGCATTGCCATGTGAGTAGGTTTAGTTGCTGTACCATTACCATCTAACTGGAATAACTCTTTTAACCAAGGATAGTCTTTACCATCAATGATATTGTAATAGGATGTTTTAATAATCTGTGCTACTTGAAGAGCTTCAGTACTATCATTAATGGAGTTAACTTCATCTGAGTTCATGTCAGATAAGATATCTTGTACCATATTCAATAGCGTCATTTTAGCCATGATTATGCTCCAGCAAAGACTGCATTAAGCTGTAGAGCATAAACATTAACTGCTCCAGAAGCTCCACTATTTAATGCAAAGACTTCTACATAATTACTTGTAGCTAAACTAATAGTAAATGAACCACTTAGTGTATGTTTTTGTCCTGATACAGTTGTGGCTATAGAGTAACCACCTACAACTGTTCCATTTTTAGCAATTGCAAGAGTAATATCTTTACTAGTTCCTGTAGATTGATCTACTGAAGCACTAAAATTTATTAAAAAGGGAGCTGTATCTGTGCCTGTATAAGTTAGTCTAGCTGTAGTAGCTTCCGTAAATTGACTAGCATTACCATTAGCTGTAGTTGTAGGAGCTAATTTAGTAAAGGTAGAAGGATAAGCTAGAGAGTATGGAGTTAGATTATAAAAATCTACTTGTCCGTGAGCAGCACTCGAGAATACAAAGTTACCAGAGCCATCTACTGATACTGTATCTCCTGCAGTTCCATTAGTTGTTAGGCCACTTAATTGTGGGGGAGAGAGCTTTTGCCATGTACCAGATCCTGATCCATTGGCGACATAAACTTTATTAACAGTACTAGCTGCTACGCCTTTTGGTTCGTGTAAGTCTGCATCAGCAATTAGTTTATGTTGAATAGTCATTTAGAATTCCTTAAAGAAAGGGAGGGCCCTTACTAATGTAAAGGCCATACCCAGTTTATTACTTAGTCCTTGTTGTAGATATACTCAACAACGATGCGACCAGCACCAGCTGTTAAGTCATCAACTGAAGGAGTAACTTTTAATTCACCAGCTGCAGCACCAATTGTTTTACCAACTAGAGCACCTGCACCAGTAACTACGTTACCAGCAGTACCAATTGCTGTTTGAGTTGCCTCAGAAACAGTGATTAGACCGTCAGCATCAATTACTGTACCACCAGCTTGATAGAGACCTACGTCTAAATCAGTAGTAGTAGATGTTGAAGTAAATGCTACGTCAACATATAATTTAGCTGAAACGATAGTTGCGTTAGCTGGGATAGAAAGTTGAAGACCATTACTTCCTTGTGAAGGAAGATCATTGTAATCAAAATCCCATACAGCTGACTTGATAATACCGTTCTTTGTTGATTGTTGACCACCAAACTTACCGTTTGTTGTTCTAACTCCGTAGTAATTAGCTACACTTCTTTTACCGTCGATTTCAAAACCCATGTTATTCTCCTTAGTATGTAGAACCGCTAGTTAAAATAACACCAAGTGTATCAACACGTTGGGCACCGAAACCAAAACGAGAAGTTACTTGATATTTATCAGCACGTTCTTCGTTATCTCTCCAACCTTCAGTCTTAGGAGCACGTCTCCAAGCATGCATGATTGGTTTTGTTGAGTCATCAGCTACGCACATAAACACGTTAGCTACGTCACCGATTTCAGCTGTATCGTTTGCTAAGTTGTATGAAGAAGCGTTTAATGCTTCTGTAGCAGTCTTAACTGGTAAACGATTAGAAGTCCAAATGTCAAAACCAAAGATGTTTCTAACAAATTTGTGATCTTTAGCAAAGCCTTCTGTAACAATACCTTCGAACATTGGGTTGTTAGATACGTTAACAAGGTTTGATAAACTGTTTAATGTTGCTTCAACGATTGGATCAACAATAGCGATACGGCCTGCTGTAGGAACATTAGCTTTATCAAATGCTAATTTCATAGCAATGATATCAGATAATGTCATAACGCGTGTAGATGCAGAAGCACCTCCAGCTACCCAACGATGTGGACGGCCGTTAACTAAGTTTACGTTAGCGTTAGTTTGAGCAGCGTTAGCTACTGATAAGAAACGTGATTCGTGGTTTTCACCAAGAGCACGAGTTGATTCCATTGCACGCATAGACATTAATGAGTCTACTTGAGCACCATCTTCACGGAGGTCGTCAGACACTTTCCATGCATCACCAACATAGTCAGTGATACCTAAAGTGATAGTACCTGTGTCGATAGGGTTAAAGTTTAATGGAGTATCTTCAGCAGCATCTTGAATTGTTACAGTACCAACTGTTTTAATGTTTAAAGTAGTGCCAGAACCGAAGTCTGATACATCTCTCCACATACCTTCAGGTAGTAAGAAATCATGTAAGTTATCAAGAATAAACTGTGAATACTGTTGTGCCTCAATAAAGGCAGTTGTATTACTAGTTAATTGTGACATATTATTTCCTTAGTTTGATAAATTTAATTTAACTTTTTCACCAGCAATTTTCCATGCATTGACTAAATCTTTAGTCGTTGCACCTTGTTTGACTCTAGCACTAAGAGTAGACGAATCTACTTTTTGAGTTAAAGCCTGAGTATTAAGAGAACTAGATGATTTAGATACAGGAGCTATTTTAGCTTCTGATAAACCTGCTAGTTTTAATACTACATTTGGAGAGCTAGCTGCTAAGCTGTTTAGTTGTTGCTCACTCAGACCATTCTCTTTAGCTACAGACTTATAGACAGTTTCAGCATCAGTACCAAACTTTTCAGTAAACTTTGCAGCTACTTGAGAAGCATTAGACTTAGCTAGTTTTTGTCTTTCTTTAACTTCAAGAGTTTGATCAACTAGTTGCATCAATTTATCTTGATCAAATTCAACTCCTTGGGGGTTTTCCTTAGGTTGAATGCCAGACTTAATTTCATCTAAAAGTTCTTCGGTAGTTCTACGTTTAGATAGTTCTTCTCTTGCAGCAGCAAGTTCAGACTCAAGAGTTTGAATATGCTTCTGTGCGTGAGGAACTGATTTTAACGCATCTTCTACTGATTGATACTTTTTACCATCACCTACTAATTCAGCAGCTTCTGTCGGAATCTGGAATTGTGGTTCTTGGTTATCTTGGTTTTGACCTTCGTTGGTACTTGGGTCGATTTGGTTATTATCTTCAGACATTAATTTTCTCCTTTGTCAGGTAATAAAGACTGAAGTTTAAGAAATGCTTTTTGGAAGCCTAATTGATAAGCTTGATATTCAGCCCAAGAAGGAAGAGAAAAATTCTCTTCATCTACACATTTACGTCTAGACAATTCAACTTGGTCAGTGATATACGCTTTAAGTAAATCGAAAACTTCTTGTTTTGATAAGCTTTTAGCTTTTTCAGATTTTAAATCCATACGATAATTATAACATAGTTTTGACGAAAAGTCAAGTACTAATTACATTCCTGGCATTCCTGGAGGAGCCTGCTCTTGCATTTGCGGCTCCATTAGGTTCTCTTCAAGAGGAGTACTTTGTTGTATTTGTAAATCTTGTTGTACTTGGTTAACAAGTTTCTGAGTTTCAGCTTGTTCAAATATAGCAACATTCTCTTTAATGAATTCATATTGTTCAAAGCCCATGTACTCTTCAACCATCTTAGCAAGACGTTTAGCTGATACATGAGGAGCAATAACTTGACCCATTGGACTATTAAATACACCCAACATGTTTTGTACAAGTTGTGCTCTAGCAGCATAGTGTCTAGCACCAAGAGGACGTAACTTACCTTTAGCAGTAATATCTGCTTTAGTAATAGATAAGAAATCAGCTACTCCTAAGTCATCATCCATTACCATAGCAATTTCTGCAATATCAAGATTTCGTCTAGCCATTTCTAACATTGTATTAAGAATTGGTTCAATAAACTCAATCTCAAACTTGTTAATCTTATGTTGGAATATACGTCCTGCAGCATTCTGTAACTGTTGTACTTCAAACGCTGTTTTCTCACCAGGACTACGAATACCCATAGCTTCTTTAGGAGCTCCTGCCATCTCTTCCATAATAGATAGTAATGCAGCAATCTCATTATTAACTTGGAAAGCTGCTGGGTTAGGAGGTAGCATAGCTACTTCACCATCCTCAGGAATATGGATAACAGCTTGTGGACCCCATTCAAAAGGTTCTACATCACCTTTAATTGTCATAGGTGGATGAATAGTAAGATCCATAGCATCAGCTTTAAGGTTCTCTAAGTGATCTACTCTGTACTGTAAACCAACTAAATTATCTAATGGACCCATACCATATAAATTGTCTGGTCTTTCTCTCCAAGCAACATGGTGCTTAGTATCTTTACCTAACCAAGATGGATTCTCAATGTTTCGAATAACATAAGAACGATCAATAATAGTAATAATTCTACGTTCTTGTAGTTCCCCTGTAGATTCATCATAAAGATCACCTTCAAATTCAAGGATTTCTACTAAACCTGATTGATAGTATTCTTGTAATGAACCAAAACCATCAACAATAAATCCTTCAGCTTTATTAATATCTTCCATTTTAAAGGCAGAGATATTTCTACGAACACCAATAGCTTTTTCAAAAGCAGCTTCATCATAATTTAACTCTGGATGATATTTTATATCTTTTTTAAGTTCACCTACGCTTTTAACGTAACGAGTAAACTTAGGAGACTCTCTAAATGATTTAGCAGTAGGATTAAATATAATATCAAAAGGAGAGATACGCTCTACTTTAGGACCCTGGTAAGTCGTAATAGTTTCACCTGTATATTGGTCAACATGATTCTCATTAACGTAAACTACATCAGCAAAACAATTACCATAATCAATGTAATCATATACAATTTGAGAAATAGTTTCTCTAAAACCAGACTCTCTTAACTTAGTCTTCATATAAGCTTCAATAGCTCTACGCTTATCATGAGTAGATGATTCTAAATTGTAACCTTCCCACTTCATCCAGTTATCATTAGGGAATAAAGCGTCCATGTAGTTAGCATGTAGGTTATCTCTAATCTGAGTAAGTTTAGGAAGAGTTGTTTTATTCTTCCAAGGTAATTTACTATTGGTAGTTTTAGTAGTATCTGTAGCAAATAGATAGTTACGGAGTTCTCTCCACTCTATTTCTTTATCATTACGTTGAATCCACCAATTATTATAGAGACCAGATAGTCTTCTAGCTAAACTGTCTCTATTCAATAATTCTCTAAACTGAGCTACTTTTCCTGCCATGTTTTTTCCTTAGTAAGAAACGCCACCGAAGCGACTATGTGTTATAATATTATTACCTACTGAGAATGCCCCAACTCTTTGCTTAGGTATCATTGCAATAGATATAGCATTTGCTAATGCGTCTTTAATGTCATCATGAGGTGGATGTGCCATTACTAACTCTTCCTCTAATGATTGACAATTACCACCTTTATAATGCCATATTTGTAAATTATCATATTTAGGTTCTAATACTGTGGCTACACGTTCGTATTTGTCACCTAGAGACCTTGTTGGTCTAAACTCATCAATAGAAAGGGGTATACCATTAGGTTTAAGGTAACTCTCTTTTAATTCTTTAACAATTGTTTGTTGAGCTACAGTAACCTCAGCTCTAATCTTTCTGAATCCCCATTTTTCCCAGGCTCTTACTATATGTTCATAGTATTCTACAATCCTGTCAGTCTTGAATCTATCAATATCAAGTACATAGTAATTACCTAGGTGATCTACACCAATAGTAACTAAGGCTGTATAGTCAGCTTTTTTACGAAGAGAGAAAGCAAAGTCAATAGCAGCATAAATATTAAGCTTCCTATCTCTAATATACCAATCTCCTTCTTTATTCTGAAGTATAGACTTATCAAAGTACTGAAACTTATCTGCA